CAAAGATGGAACATATTGGTGCACAGAACAAGACAGCGAACACTACTTTGTTTTTTAGCAGGTAGTGCTTGACATTTTGGACAAAAGATGCTATAATTAACACATACACTAAAGGAGCGAAGATGAAAAACCTCAAAAGCTATGTAGACCAGAAGAACCGTTGGGACATGATCTTTGGCAAACCCGAGTTGGTAATTGGTCAACACAACCAGCAGATAGCAGACTCAATCGACAGTGACCTTTCACCAGAGAACTTGACCTGTGATGGTGAAGCACCCATAGGTGGCATACGCCGTCGCTATGCACAGTTGACTGCCGCGGCTCATGAACTACAAGAGTTAGATCCCACCGTGAAGTTCTCGGAATACTCAGAGTAAATACTTGATGGAAGCATGGTTACTACTCATCATCGTTGGGGTTCTGGGATTCGTCCTGGGTGCCAAAGCCATGAACATTTTCCACACGCACACCACACACCGCATACTGAAAGAGCTGGGCATCACACCCAAACAGCTGAGAGATGTGGAACAGCGACTGATGTCAGACTTGGAATCTCAGGATCCTGAACTGGCTCAGAAGCTGAAATCAGCGAAGAATGACACGCTGCCCGTGATCAAGATCAAGCTGGAACAGCATCAGGGCACGCTGTTTGCCTATCGTGCAGACACAGACGAGTTCGTGGGTCAGGGTGTGGATCGTGACTCGCTGGCCACCTCAATAGCACATCGTTTCAAGGGTGTGCGTGTTGAGATACTGAACGGTGAACTGTTGCAGAAAAGCCACACTCAAACTGGTTGACATCCTGTCCAAAAGGTGCTATACTAGCACTATGAACTTAAAAAACGAAATCATCCAATGGGTAGGTGCAGTGTTTATAATAGCTGGACATAGCCTAAACGCTGTGGGACCCGCAGCCTATCCCTACAACATCCAAGCATTTGCTGTGGGCACTGTGGCATTCCTAGTCTGGTCAATTAGAGTAGGAAATCGCCCGCAACTAGCAGTGAATCTAGTGGCCCTGAGTTTGGGACTGGCAGGTATCTATCGTGCGATTCTTTAGACTCTTATCCCTCTTAGCTGCTGTGTGCATGCTTGCGGGATGCGCCACATATGATTGGAGCTTCAACAAAGGGCACGAACAAGCACAGGTGTACATAGACGAAATGCGTCATGTGCGTGGCCGATTAGATCAAGGAATGTTACCCTAGATTTTGGTTGACATTTTGGCTAGAAGATGTTATTATATACACATACTAACAAGGAGCACACAATGGAACACTTACTTTACTTTTTACTAGGCGTTGCGATTTTCATAGCAGTCAAACTACTTGCTAAGTTAGGAGCCTAACTATGAGTGACGCACAGCTATCAGAGCTAGGGGATAAGTTAGTGGGATATGTCTGCATATTCGGCTTGGGCTTTTGTGTTGCTATAATAGTGTTGGGACTATAATGGACATACGCGATTACCCAGCATTGGTATGTGTTATAGTCGTGCTGCCTACTGCGGTGGTAGCTGTTGTGGGAGTGGTATGCTTAGGCTTATAGCACTGTTAGTGTTAGTTACACAGTTCACAGCCTGCACTATGTTAGGGGATAGGCGTGATGCTCCGTGGGATCCAAAGCAGGGCAGAGGCATCGGCATGGATCAGATACAGAACAATGAAGGTAGTGCCAACTCCATCTGTGGCGGCCACTTACCGCCTGAGGAAAGGAAGGGAAGGTCACCGAGATGTTGAGGCGGCCGGTCATGCACACAAGCGTAGCTTAAAAATTGGAGTAGGGGTAGCAAATCACCACCCTGAAATCATAAGTACTCCACCCTAATTTTTTGCGCAGCCAATTTTTACCCCGCAGGACCCATTTGGGCACAATAAATATTCACATGCGTAAACTATATCTGATTCTCTCACTCACACCCGCTCCCGCATTCTTTCTAGGGTTTATTTTCAGCTTGATCAATCCCATGAGCATCTGTGGCGCTTGGCCCTACGAAATGTCAGCGATGTGGTTCATTATGTGTCTAGCACACATCACACCGTGGCTGTTATGGCATCAGCAGCGTAACCTTACCAGGGATTGAAAAACAGCAGTGATATGCTCCCTGTAGCACTGCCCATGATTCCCAGTAGCAGATCTCCACAAGATCCTGCCGATCACTAGGCAACCATACTAGATTCTTAATCTCAATCACGCCCTGGGGACCCTGTATGGTCACGGTTGTGTTGTATTCCCCAGTGGTTGTCAGTACTGTTAGCATCATATACTTATTAGTGATTTCTTAGATCAAAAAAAACTGCGCCCAATTTTTTAGAGCTGTAGACCCATTTCAGCAGTAAATACACTAAGTATTATTTTAGCTAGGACTTTTTTCATGCACAAATCATGGACAGCCAGTGACGTCATAATTGTCATGCTCATCATTGTGTTTATATACACGCACTGGTACTTTAGTTAAATCCCATGCTGATAGTGTATCTAGAACCATTCAAGATACCGCAGCAACAGCTATTAGCCACCTGGCACGATTATGTGAATTATTGGCCACGCTCATACAGCCATCTAGAAATTAATAACACAGCCATTGCCACAGATTGGTGGCTGCTGTTTACAGATGCTGTGCATGCAGACATATGGTTAATCAAGTATCCAGAACATAGTAGAATCATACGCACTCTGTTTGATTGATGCTTGATACTTATAATATAAGTATCTGGTAGATTGATCATAAACTGCTCTGTTAACTCCCCGCTAAATCTCTTTTACCGCTACGTGCTACGCACACAAAAAATTTTTGCGCTTTCGCTTCGCTATCAGAATTAACCTTGCCCTATCCGCGGCCATGTAAATAATCCATGGAAACAAAAGCTCGTACTATCACACGCATGGTCACTTATAGAATCACTGCATGGCTGTTTACTATATTTTGGACTTGGTTGTTCACTGAGGATATTGCTGCTGCCACAGGATTTGCCACTGTGCTGCACATACTGTTGAGCATAGACTACTACGTACATGAACGTGTTTGGCTAAAGATCAAGTGGGGCAAGATCTCAGATCCACGATAAATACTCACATGGAACAACAATATCTATTAGCCAAAGCTCGCAACACCGTCACTGGACAAACAGTGAAAAACCAAGACCTCACAGGTGCTCGTTTCACACTGCTGCAACGAATGCTGGCAGAAGCGTCAGCACATCAACTAGCAGCCAAGATGACTGCAAGAACTGGTGATCTATGGCAAGGGTTTGTGGAAGCTTATACCCCTACACAGCGCAGATAGGTAATAACTGTTAACGCAAAGACTGGGACTGCTCAAGGCTCAGTTCTTGATCTTCTAGTTCACGTATTTTCTCCGTGAGCTGATCAATAATACCTAGATTACGCAGGATCTTAAACACTAGATTTTCCACTGACCACTCACCTGCACGATCCAAACCAGCCTGACGCATCTTGGTGATCTTTTCTTTTACTGTTCGTAACTTGTTAAGATCTTTGGATAAAAGTGCTGTTTCGATGTCATGCAGTGTGGAGTCTTTCTTGGCTTCCACTGCGCTGTCGTTGACAGTAGGTTTGATTTTTTTTGGTTCCACTAACCATTTCTGATCTATGATAGAATACACACCAGTTGAATGATGCTGTTCTTCTTGGCCCTGTACGTAACATTCCACAGGCAGGCCTTTCACAGTGATATTGTGCTGTTCGCTCCATAGAGCTTTTTTGGCATTGAACAGTTCACGAGCATCCGCGCCTGGTAACCCCTTGACTATTAAGTGTAAATCTAAATCTGAGTGTTCTGTCCAGGTATAATTAGCATTAGATCCGGTCACAGTAACATCCACTACGTTTAAGTCAATTCCGATGAATTCTTCAAAAGCCCCGGCAATTTTCTCAAGTTTATCAATGACCTGCAGGTCCATTTTTCCGTCTTTCCACAATTTGGGATTTAAACGGCGATTTAGAGTAATGTACTTGGTCTGTTCTAAAAGGAAGTCTTTTGCTCGCATCCACTATTTAGCGAATATTAGGGCGAACTCTGTGCGAATCTCTGGACGATAAAATTCAGCGTAAAGACGCTGCATACCGTCTTGATCGCGATCCAGTATCATCTGCGCTTCAGAAAGATCTTTGGATTTGATCCAACTGATAATTTCTGGATCCACATGTTGATGTATCATGGGCCACGGAATATCTACATAACCGTCAGAGTAGTCGCCTACCCACTCATGTAAAAAGATACGGCTATTCTTCATTAGTATTAATATTGTTCAGCAGCTCTCTCAATTTAGTACTTTCTACGGTGGCTCGTATTTTACCTACAGGAACTCCTTCTGTGGGTGTTTCACGTTCTGCTTCTTGTAGTGTGGTTTTACGTTTGAGATTGTCAATAATGGAACTTGTGCCACGCGGTGCTGACCCTCCGTGATCTTGTTCATCTTCTGGTAAATCACTGATCTTTAATGATTCAAGATTGAACTCTAGATCGATCTTCATACCTACACCACTTGATGAACGAGTCTTCATTAACTGTATTTGATAACGACCACGCTCACGCATGGCACGACTGGTAAAGATACCAAACACGTTATCCGCAGTTTGAATCTTAGATAAGCCACCGCTGATATGACTGTGATCAAACTCTACTTCTTCTACAGCACCGCGATTCAACTGTGCCGCTGTGACAAACACACAGTTCTTTTCCACTGCTAGATTACGCAGTTCTTCTGACACATATTTGTCTTTGATAAACAAGTCAGCGGGACTAATCTTCTTGCTCACGGGCATCAACAAGTCCAAGTAGTCTACTAACAACACATCTACTTTCTTGCCAACTTTGATTTCATATTCTTTTAAGTATGCACGGATATCATTGGCAGTCTTACCACTAGGCATATATTTGACCTGTAGCAGTCCTGATTTCTTACCTATGATCTTAACTTTCATTTCGACATCATCTAGGTCTTTAAAAATGTCTTTGGTTGCTATACCAGTTAACATCGCATCGATACGCATCGACACCAATGCTTCTGAAAGTTCTAGTGTTAGATAAACAACATTAAGTCCCTGTAAAGCCCAGTTCACTCCCAAGTTAGCCAAGAACAATGACTTACCTGCGCCCGAACCACCTGCAAAGATATTCAACTCTCCACGATTCATGCC